ATACGATAGTAGAAATGTATGTGAACAACAAAGAAAAAAAGCAGAAGTTATGATTGTTCATAACGGCATGTCTGTACAGTGTATAGAAATAAAAAAGGTTAGTAACAATGAGTTTTAAATTAAGTACACGTAGTCTTGGCAAACTAGAAGGTGTAGACAGCCGTTTAATTGACGTTGTAGAACGTGCAATAGAATTAACTAAAGTAGACTTTGGTGTAATCTATGGTATGCGTACCTTAGAGGAGCAAGAGAAACTAGTAGCTGCAGGTAAATCACAGACTATGAAATCTAATCACCTAGTAGGTAGGGCGGTAGACCTTATGGCTTACGTAGATGGTAAAGGTGTGTGGGAACTTAATGTCTATGATGATCTGTGTGACGCAATGAAAGCTGCAGCAGAAGAGCTAGGTACTCCTATCAAGTGGGGAGCAGCTTGGTCTGAAGGAGACATACGTACATATCCCGGCACTGCAGAAGATGCAATGATGAAGTACATTGACCTTCGCCGTAGTCAGGGACGTAGACCATTTATTGACGGTCCACATTTTGAGTTGATGTAAGAGGAAGTAATATGGCACGTGAGTTAACAGAACGACAGCAAAAGTTTTTAGCAGTCCTTATGGATGAGGCAGGTGGAGACATCGGCACTGCTAAACTCATGGCTGGTTACTCAGCCAATACTACTAACACAGAAGTTACTAACAGTCTCAAAGAAGAGATCATTGATGTAACACATAGTTACTTAGCACGTAACGTACCTAAAGCTGCAATGGCTATGGTAGGTGCCTTATATGATCCTACTGAGTTAGGTATACGGGACAAGATGGCTGCAGCAAAAGAACTGCTAGATCGTACTGGTCTTGTTAAAACAGAGAAGCTGCAGGTAGAATCAAAGGGTGGTGTTATGTTAATGCCACCTAAAGCAGTAGAAGAAGAAACATGTGCATGTGGAAACGGTACAAGTGAATGTATGTGTAATGACTAAATCAGTAGGTATGTGGAAACTACCCCAACCGACAGATATAAAAGAAGAGAATGTATGGGTTTCAATCCCACGTGTAGCGAGAACAATTCCATATGGGTATGAATTAAACCCAGAAGATAGCAGAATACTCTTGCCAATAGACTACGAACTTGATATGCTAGAACAAGCAAAGAAATACATAAAGCAGTATTCGTATCGAGAAGTAGCAAACTGGCTTACCAGAAACACAGGTAGGTCTATATCGCACGTAGGATTAAAGAAACGGTTGGATAATGAGCGACAAAGAAAAAACAAAGCTGGAAGCCTACGCAGATGGGCAGACTATGCAAAAAAGGCAATCGCCAAAGCGGAAGAAATTGAAGCCAAAAGAGTCGGTGCAAAAGAAAGTCAAGACAACACGCCAGAAGAAAGAGCAGCTTAGTACCGCAATAATACTTGAAGCATTTACTGATAAGGTTGAAGAAGAATACAATGTAATCTTTAAACCTAACGTAGGTCCACAGACAGACTTTCTTGCGGCAAGTGAACGTGAAGTACTATATGGTGGCAGTGCAGGTGGTGGTAAATCGTATGCAATGCTTGCAGACCCACTACGGTACATGGGCAACCCTGCATTTTCAGGCTTACTACTACGACACACTACAGAAGAACTAAGAGAATTAATTACTAAGTCGCAAGAAATGTATCCTAAAATTTGGCCCGGAATTAAATGGTCAGAACGTAAGATGCAATGGACTGCACCATCAGGTGCTAAACTATGGTTAAGTTACTTAGACAAAGATCAAGACGTTACAAGATACCAAGGTCTAGCATTTAGTTGGATAGGATTTGATGAGTTAACTCAATGGGCTACACCGTTTGCTTGGTCTTATATGCGCTCACGTTTAAGATCAGCAGACCCTACCCTTCCTCTTTCAATGAGGGCAACTACTAACCCCGGTGGAAGGGGACACCACTGGGTTAAAAAAATGTTTATTGATCCTGCACCTGCAGGTAAATCATATATAGCTACAGACATTGAGACAGGAGAGCAGTTAAAGTATCCTGCAGGACATGAGAAAGCAGGAAGGCCATTATTCAAACGTAGGTTTATACCCGCAAGACTAAAAGACAATCCTTATCTATCTCAACATGGTGACTATGAAGCAATGCTTCTATCTTTACCAGAACAACAACGAAGACAGTTACTAGATGGTGATTGGGATATTAAAGAAGGCGCAGCTTTTACAGAGTTTGAAAGAAAGATTCACGTAGTTGAACCCTTTGACATTCCTAATAACTGGGTTAAGTTTAGGTCTTGTGACTATGGATACGGAAGTTACACAGGTGTCTTATGGTTTGCGGTTAGTCCTAGTGAGCAGTTGGTAGTATACAGAGAGTTATATGTATCAAAGGTTCTTGCAGTTGACCTAGCCGATATGGTACTTGAGTTAGAGGCAGGTGATGGAAACATGCGTTATGGTGTGCTTGATAGCTCTTTGTGGCATAAACGTGGTGATACTGGTCCTTCTCTGGCAGAACAAATGATCATGCGGGGATGTCGTTGGCGTCCATCAGACAGAAGTAAAGGCTCACGTGTAGCAGGTAAGAACGAAATACACAGACGCTTACAAGTAGATGAGTTTACAGAGGAAGCAAGATTAGTGTTTTTTAATACTTGTACTGAAACAATATCACAGCTACCCGCAATACCACTGGATAAAAAAAATCCAGAAGATGTAGATACACACTCAGAAGACCACTTGTATGATGCTTTAAGATATGGTATCATGTCACGACCACGGTTTAGTATATGGGACTTTGACAGTCGGGGTACTCCCGCAAATAGTATGCCAATAGCAGATTCTAAATTCGGATATTAAGGAAACCTAAATGGAAGAAGATAACATATTTATTGAAGACGAGTCAATAGTATTAGAAGATACGGACGAGTCTTCTGTTGATGATTCTAAAACTAATAACATTATTCCTTATATTGAAGGGCGCTACAGACGTGCAGAAGATTACCGTCAACAAGATGAGAAACGTTGGCTTGATGCTTATAGAAACTATCGTGGTATATACAGCCCAGAGGTGCAGTTTACAGAAGCTGAAAAGTCTAGGGTGTTTATTAAAGTAACTAAAACAAAAACACTTGCTGCATATCAACAACTAGAATCTATTATGTTTGCAAATAATAAGTTTCCTCTTACTGTTGATCCTACAGAATTACCTGAAGGTGTAGTAGGAGATGTACACTTTGATCCTGCAGAACCTGATCAAATTAAAGAATCCGATGTAGACAAAGAAGTAAGTCCTTATGGATATAAGGGTGATGGTAAGGAACTACCCAAAGGCGCAACAGTAAAAACGCTAGGTGAAATGCTAGGGCCACTTACAGATAAGTTAAAAGACATTGATGGTTTAAAGGCAGGTGTAGGTCTTACACCTACTTCAGCTACTTTTAGTCCTGCTATGGTTGCAGCAAAAAAGATGCAAAAGAAAATACAAGACCAACTAGAAGAGTCAAATGCAAGTAAACACTTACGTAATACTGCATTTGAAATGGCTTTGTTTGGCACTGGAGTAATGAAGGGTCCATTTGCTATGGACAAAGAGTATCCTCAGTGGGACGAAGAAGGTAACTACGATCCTATTATTAAAACAGTACCACAGGTATCTCATGTATCTGTATGGAACTTTTATCCAGACCCAGATGCAAACAACATGGATGAGGCACAGTACGTAATTGAACGTCACAAAATGTCTCGCTCACAGATGCGTCAACTTAAAAGGCGTCCATTCTTTCGTAACACAGTAATTGATGATGCAATTGCACTAGGCGAAAATTATAATAAAGAATCTTGGGAAGATGATCTGTCTGACTATGCACCTGAATATGGTATAGAAAGATATGAAGTACTAGAGTATTGGGGTACAGTAGATGTATCTATGCTTGAAGAACAGGGCGTAGACATTCCATCTGAGCTTAGTGAAGTAGATGAACTACAAGCTAACGTTTGGATTTGTAATGGTAAACTATTGCGTATGGTAATTAATCCATTTAAACCTGCACGTATTCCTTACCATGCTGCACCCTATGAGTTAAACCCTTACTCATTCTTTGGTGTAGGTATAGCTGAAAATATGGACGATACACAAACACTTATGAATGGCTTTATGCGTATGGCTGTAGATAATGCAGTATTGTCAGGTAACTTATTGATTGAAATAGATGAAACAAACTTAGTGCCGGGACAGGACTTATCTTTGTATCCCGGTAAAGTGTTTAGGCGTCAAGGTGGCGCACCCGGACAGGCAATCTTTGGTACTAAGTTTCCTAATGTATCAGGAGAAAACTTACAGTTGTTTGACAAGGCACGTGTACTGGCAGACGAAAGCACTGGCTTTCCTAGCTTTGCACATGGACAAACAGGTGTTACAGGTGTAGGGCGCACAGCATCAGGTATCAGTATGCTTATGGGTGCGGCACAGGGCAGTATTAAGTCTGTTGTCAAGAACATTGACGATTACTTATTGCGCCCTTTAGGGGAGGGTCTATTTCGGTTTAATATGCAGTTTGACTTTGATCCTGATATTAAAGGTGACTTAGAAGTTAAAGCACGTGGTACTGAAAGTCTTATGGCTAACGAAGTACGTAGTCAGCGCCTTACACAATTTATGCAGATTGCTGCACAACCTTCCCTTGCACCATTTACTAAATTCCCATATATCATTCGTGAGATTGCAAAGTCTCTTGAACTTGATCCAGACAAAGTAACTAACAACATGGATGAAGCTGCAATACAGGCAGAGATAATGAAAGGCTTCCAACAAGAACAACAAGTCCCAGAAGAAGGCCAACCACAGGTAGACCCATCAGGAGCAGGTGGATCAACTATAGGTACAGGTGGTGTACCATCACCGGGACAGGAAGGATTTACAGGAAATGCACAACAACCTACTCAAGAACCTCAAGCCGCTGGTGGTCAACCAGCAGGAATGGGACCAGTTCAATAACTACATAGAAGAACTAGTAAAGCAACAACACAAGACTATAGAACAGGCAGACGATAATACTATAATTTTTAGAGCGCAAGGTGCTATACATACTTTGCGTAGGTTACTTTTACTTAGGGATGAGGTACTAAAGAATGGATGATCAAATGAGTTTATTTTCAAGGGGCGGCCTTAACGATGAAGGCGGCATGATAGATGAAGTATCTGGCAATGAAGTACCCGTAGGTGGTACTAAAGAAGGTGTTCGTGATGACATACCTGCTAATGTTAGTGAAGGTGAATTTATCTTTCCTGAAGATGTAACTCGTTTTATTGGCCTTGATAAACTTATGCAACTTCGACAAGATGCAAAGATGGGTTTAAGAAAAATGGATGCTATGGGTCAGATGGGTAATTCTGATGAGGCAACTATGGATGATGACATGCCATTTGATATGGCTGATCTTATGGTTGTAAGTGCTAATGATGAACCTATGGAGTTTGCAGATGGCGGTTTTATACCTGTAGAAAACTACACTAAAGTACAAGACATGATTTCTGACAAAGCAAAAAAAGGTTCAAGTGTACAAAACTTTCAAGAAG